ACCTCTGACTAGTGCCTGAACCTGAGCAAAGTCTGCTGAGATTGCTCTTTCATCTCCAAGCAATGATGCTAGTGAGTTAGCATGGATAATCATATGACGATCTGTAGGTGGAACTGATTTAGCATCCAATCCTTTTTTCGCTTCGATTATCTTTCCTACATTCAAATCTGATGCACTTGCAGAACCTGAAGTCACAACAGTGTTAGCCACTGTAGTGCCAGCAGAACCAGCAATAAGAGCATCAATAATGATTTGATCTTCTCTTCTTCCTATTGCATTTCCAACTAACTTTGCAAGCTCTTGTCTTTCATCAAAGTTGATTTTTGCCTGGTTGAATATGTCTGAATATTCAGAAGCAACGTAATCAACAAGAGTTGCAGTTACACTTGAAAATGTACCATTGAGTGGCACAACGTCAGTTGAAGGTGTTCTAACTGATGCTGAGCCTTTAGCCAAAATTGGAAACTTCGCAGTCGATCCTTCTACTCCAGTTCTCATACGAGCAACATTTCTTAAAATAGCAGATGACTGATAAGCTTGATGAACCTCGGCTTCAAATAGCGTTACAAACGCTGGACTTAAAGTTGTAGCCATTAAAGCTTCTCCATAGTTAAGTTATTACATCGTTTTGGTTACCGGAAAATCCGACCTCAACTTTTATACAAGTATGATCGGCTGACGAGAGTTATCGATCTAACTAGACGATACACCAAGATATAGTGCTTTGTAAACCCTAGAATATATATCTAGTATTTATACACCAATATTATGTGCCGTAAGCTTCGTTAAACTTTCTCTCAACACCTTTTCTGTAGACTGGATCAGTTTGGTATCTAGGATCAGCTACCATAGCTCGCAACTCATCTTTGTCAGGTTTATCGCCTGGTATTGATATTGTAGGTATTTCTTGTTCACCAATCATACCTCTAAGCTTTTGTATTACTCTTATACCTTCAGCAGTGCCACCAAGCATTTCTATTTCATTGTAATCAGATTGGTTGAATGTACCATCATTGAGCATCTTTTGATTCCATCTAACATTTGATTGGATGATCTCAGAAGCATTCGGCCCTATCTTTTCTCTTTCTTTTTGTACATCGAACTCAGCTTCTTGCTCTATACCACCAGTGACCTCAATCACTTTATTGATCAATCCAGTAATAGATTTATTTGATAATTGTTTTTCTTTGCCAAACTCTAGAACAGCTTTGACTACTTCGTCATTTGGATCAACTTGTACCTCAGATAAATCGTATTCATCCGGTGCTGTCTCACCTAACTTCTTCTCCAGGTGATTAATGCTTTTAGCCATGTTCTCAATGTTTGGACCATCTTTTTCATCCCAAAATTTTTCGGGAAACCAATCGGGTCTTTCGTAGATTTCGCCTTCTGCAAGTTCCTCTTCTCCTCCAGCATTTTCATCTTGGATGTGAGAGATTGCTTCTTCTTCGACATTGTTCTCCTCGCTTTCTATGTTCTGAGCTTCTTCTGCCATAAGGCCAGTAGCTTGCTCCTGAGTAGTTTCTTCAGCTACTTCTTTTTCATCATTCATTATTGCATCTCCTCATACGTTGAATAATTTCTCTTACAATCGAGTTTTGCCCCTCTCGTGAATATCCAAAAGAAGCATCACTGCCAGGTGTCCAGGCCGGTTGATCTATGGTAATTGAACGTAAATGATTCAATACTTTTTGACCTTCTTCTGATGAAAACACTCTCATGTAAACTTTATCTATTTCACTAGGTTCATTGCTAAAAACCATTTCGGGATCATCAATCCCATCCCAGCCATTATTGCTGTTGAGGTATCTGATCTTCTGTGCCTGGTTCTGATCCATCTAACATTCCTTGTTGTTGTGCTATTTGTGTAGCTTGTTCTATTAGTGCCTGACGTTCTTGAGGTGTAGTTCTCAAGCTTGCCGGTATTCCTAAATTCTCAGCTATAAAATCCATAGCCTTTTCCTGGTTTAGATATAACTGTCCTTGTGGTCCTAAGCTTTGAGTTATTCTCATAAAATTCATAACTTCATTTACTCTTTCCATATTCTGAGCCATAGCAAGAGGAGCAGTAGGGCTGATCTTGACTTGCAGTCCATTGACCTTCAATGGCAGTTCTATCATTCCTAGATCATTCATAACCTCTAGAGTTCGTCTTACAATCGGATACATAGTTTCAGATATCAATCTTCCAAATGCTGATCCTAAGTTCTGCGATAACTGTTTGATACGTTCTTGAACTTCTGTTGCTGACCTGGCAGACATATTGTCCGGTGGCAAGCTTTCATCCAGCATGATTGTCTTGATAGATGATATAAGATCATTACTGGTAAACTGAGTAAGACTAGCATCACCACTTCTTGGTAGAGGTGTCAAAGATGCTCCGGCTGGACCACCATTTCTAGCTACTGGTATGATTGCCCCTGGCACGATACGAACTGTATTAGGATTGAGAACACCATCATCAGTTGCAGTAAAAACACCACCGATAGATAAACTAGCATTCTTCAAAGATAATTCTTTAACTTTATTGAGTGACCGGATGTCAGGTAGGGCAGTTAGTACCGGACCTCTTCCATATCTTTCACCAGCAGTTTTCATGTATCGTGAGACTACCCAGGGGAAACTATTAAGTTCTCGATATACAAGCTCTTCATCTCCACTTTGTGAGATAATCTGATAATGTATCTTGCCACTTGTTTTATCGTAATATGTTCCTTCAATCATCTCTACCATCTCAGTAGGATCATTTTGATAACGACTAGCCATAGCTGGTGGTATTTTAATATCAGGAAATTCTTGATCTAAAACTTCAAAAGGTCTCTTTAACCTTCTGTAAATTCTCTCAACATTACCTCTTGGACCTTCATCAAATGAAATCAAAAATGTAGGGATTGCAGTATATCTTATAGGTTCAACATCATCTCCAGGCTGAATAAGTAAAACAGCAGTTCCTATTGCAAGCTCCATAAGAAACTCACCCATAGCCATATCAAACCTAGATTGTCTCATAACTGAGAACATCTGCTCTGAATATTTATCTAGGATTTGCTGAACTTCTATCTGTCGTTCTTCAGGTATTTCTTCTCCTGGGGTCAGTCTACACCAAGATTGCTGGGGAGGAAACAGACCTGATTGTATTCGGTTAGCAAACTTTTGTGTAGACTGAATTGCTGTTGAATCAAACACCCTAGACATTTTATCTTGTCCAGGAACATTACCTTCATAGTATCCATCGTATAGGTTTCTATCAGGTAGGGCATATCTGTAGGCATCTTCGTATATTGATCTCCAGTGAGCTTTCTGACGATCAGCTTGTTCATATCTTTTTTTGAGGTCTTTTGGATTTAATTTTGTCATGTCTTTTTATGCCTTTTTGCAAAGTTTCTTG